GAGTATAACGGGTTGGCTCGTTCCCTATGTCGAGCCGGCATGGGTTGCGGAGATAAGGGATGCGGATTATGAATACAAAACCGGCAAGTACTATGTCGTCGCCGTCGAGACCTCTTTCTCTTCGGCCGGTGGAAAAAGGAAAGTTACACTTGGAAAAAAAATAGACTGATGGACAAATACTCGCAAATAGCGGCGTTGCTTCGGGAAATTACGGGAACAGGAAAACCCTGTTTCGCCTTTTGGCTGATGGAAGTGGTCTCGGTGGAGGGGGACACCTGCTCGGCCCGGATGGGCGATCTGGTGATTCCCGGTATCCGCCTTTCCCCGGTCAAGAAAGGGACGGAAAAAGGTTTGCTCATCACCCCGGGTGGGGGCAGCTC